TGCAATCTGAGGGAGCAAGTGTCACCGGAGATGATCGAAGCTGTAATGGAGGCGAAGGGGGAGGTGACGCCAGAACCCAGGCCCATGAGACTAACGGTTTCTGGTCAGATGCTGACTGGCTCCTCTGCCGAGATGGAAAGTGGAGGCCAGTTAGACCCCAGTCATTCCCGTTGGCTCATGGGGCTACCGCCCGAGTGGGACGCCTCCGCGCCTACGGCAACGCCATCACAGCGCAAGTCGCGCAAGGATTAATCGAAACATACATAGAAGAAGGAAGAAACTAATGCCTAAACACACGGTAGATTTAACCAATTACGAAAACTACGAGGAGGGGCGCGTCCGTGCCAAGCAAGACGATCTGTGCCCTGACTTTGATGTATCGGAAGCCATTGCGTCATTTGATGATAACCCTGCGGACGGCGCGTTTGAGCTTGGGTATCTGCGTGGATTGAAGGAGTTGCAGTCATGAGCAACTACAGTTCAATGTCAGCGCGAATCAAAAACGCAGTAACAATGGAAGATCTTTGTTCTTTGGATAAGTCTTTGAGCCGGATCTATGGTGTGGGTGCACTGACGGCCCGTGAGTTCATGAGACTTGACGGAATGATACTAGATCGAAAAGAGGAGATAAACTAATGCCTAATCATTGTTATTTAGATGTAAATGTCCAAGGTCCGCGGGCCATGGCGCACGAATTATTTTTCAACGTGGAGCTCAAGTACCCTCGGTTCTGTGACGCTGTTGTGCCGCAACCGTTGCCCTCGTTCTCTAATATCGACCAATATCCGGACGGACCTATGGACTGGCGCATTGCACACTGGGGCACCAAATGGGATGTGTGCGAGGTTGAGATCACTGAGCCGTTTAAGATTTCGGACGATGAGACGAAGGGCAAGTTTGCTTTCAAAGGCTGGACTGCGTGGGCGCCACCCGTTCCTGTATGGGATCGTTTGACTGAGTTGGGGTTTGATATTTCTGCCTCTTACGTGGACGAGTTTGAAATGTTCAAGGGCGCCTATATTTTTGGCAAGGACAATTGCTGGGATCCGAAAGAGGAGGTGGCGTGATGAAGGGTACTGTAGAAATATCTGTTGTTCTAAAGATGATAGAGGAAGCTTATAATTCAGGATATGAAAGGGGTGTCCAAAGAGAGCCCAAACGATACGCTGACGGACGCACAGCGTCCGTGGACGGTATCAGCGTTAGGTCGCCCGGATTTAACCGCGGTGCTGACCTGTTCAGAGTTATTAGCAAGTTCACCTCAACCCAAGGAGACGCATGATGAGTGAGCATGAGATGAACGACTTGTTGGACGAGGTGTTCCGCAAGGCATTCGGGGAGCGGTGGTGATGGAGCTAGAGAGGGAATATTCGCGGAAGCCAGACACCTTGAAAATATGGCAGCTTTCTAGGGAGGGTTTGTCTGCCCGAGAAATCTCAGCAAAGCTGGGGTTCAAGTTCAATAAGGTAAACTCTGCACTTCGCCGTGGTCGTGAATCAAACGAATTGCCTCCAATATTTAAAAAGGCAATCTCACACGCTCGTCACCACAAAAATTATTTGAGACTGGGATCAATATCAGCGGTCTTGGACGATCTCACAAATGAACAGGTTGATTGGCTGGCTACACAGACCCGTCAACTCGGTTGTGAAACGGTGGCGGAATTTATTTTGGAACTGGTGCGGGATGCCCACACCAATGAGGAGTTGAAGAATGGATAAGCTAAAAGAAATGCTTCGTGAGATGGAAGACAGCCTTGGAATCTGGGGCGATATCATCGGCGGCCTTTGCTTGCTGCTACTGTGCTACGCGATATTAAGTTTGCCCTGGTGTTGTGATGGGTAGGATGCGAGATGAATTTATTCGGTTGCAAGAGACGCCCATCCAGGATGAATGCCCTGACTGCTTTGGCGATATGATTGTTGAAACGATTGTGCCGATTGTGAGGGGTCCGAGCGTTGACGTGGGGTTCCACGATTACGTGACCGAGAACTGCTATGAGTGTACTGACGGAAAGGTTGATCGTCTTTGCACCGAGTGCGGAGAACCTGTGACCATGATCATGGGACCAGCTGCAACCATTTGTGAAATGTGTAAACAATAAGGAGGAATAAATGAAAACAAAAAACGATCTATCCCCTGCGGACCAAGCGATACTGAGATATCTGCGCAGTCAGGTTGATAGACTACAGGACGAGCGGTACAGGCAACAGGCTCGTCCATCGATAAAAAATGAACTGCACATTGCAATAAGAGATCTGCGAGAATTTACCGCAGAAAAACGAAAAGAAGGAAAACGAATATGAGTACAAGTGAATACGAAACCCAGAAGAAATTTAATCTCCAAGAGATGCCTGTCTTGATCGAGGCTCGGTCAGATACCGACAGCGCGTTCGGTGTCAACGAGCAGGGCGAGGAGGTTTTCTTCAGTAGCCGTCTTGTTAAACGGATGGACGTGCGTGAGGGGGACGAGGTCGTTGCCCACTGTGTGCCTAATTATCAAGAGATGAAGTCACAAACGCCCTGGCGCTGCATAAAAATATCTTAACTTGAAACTTGTCCTCCAGTAGTTTAGAAGTAACAAACAAATGGAGGACAAGCCATGTCACGTAAGAAGATGAAAGATAAAGATAAGCAACAGTTTCAGAATGTTGGACTGTTAAAAGAGGACCACGAACTCCTGCGCAAGTTGTCGGAGTCAGAACAGAGGTCCATGGCGCGACAGCTTTCGGTATTAATACGCAAAGCTATTGCTGAACTACAAGAATCCTGATAGGATACTATCATTGCTCGATTGAACATTCGCCTGTTTCAATCTGACTACCTCAACTGCCCCGGCTGGCTAGGTTTCGCACTGCAAAGTCGGGGCTATTTTTTTGCCTCGTTGAACTTGCCTTTTTTCCCTGCGATCTGGTAGTCTTTTTCTTTTGAGTACCCTCTGATCTGCGTAACATTCGTTTGTGACTTCTTCATTCCACGGAGCAAGGCCCTAGCTACGTCATCCTCAAGCCCAGTTTGCTCGGCGAGAACCCTGGATCCGGTGTCCAAGGTTCTCAACCCTTTCTTAAAGTCTACCATGGTTTCGATTATTTCATCGTGGGTTTTAGACTTAGCCATTCTCTTGCCTCTTCACCTAGCACCTTGGCCCCAATGTTGATCTTGGTACGGAGGGCCTTGACTATGCGTTCATCGATGCTGCCCTCGCAGATCAGATCTATGTATGTTACGTTGTTCTTCTGCCCGATTCGATGCGCTCGATCCTCTGATTGAATGCGCGTCTCCAGGTTGAAGTCGTTGGCGTAGTATACCACGAGGTTTGCCTCGGTTAAAGTCAGACCATAGCCAGCGGTAGCTGGGTTGCCTACGAAAAACCGGAGCGGGTGATCAGGGTTCTGGAAATTCTTGACGATGTTGTTGCGGTCGTCGTCGGTTGTGTCCCCGAAGTATGCCGCAGCGGAACCTGCCCCGAACTTATCGTTTAGCATTTGCGTAATCTGTTTGATGTCATAGCGGAACCGTGACCAGATGATAGCCTTACCGTCATGCTCGTTCATGATCTCGGTCAGAGCATCCATTCGTTTGGATGGGAAGTACATCATCTCATCGTCGTCGGTCTTCAAATGACCGGACATGATCTGTTGTAGCCGGAGCATCTGGGTAATCACGGCAGGTGCGGTGACCATTTCGCCATCATCAAGCAGAACCATAGCGTGGCGCCGTACATCCTCGTACATCTTGAACTGCTCCGCGGTCATGCCGACATATCTAGCGGTGTAGATTTTGTCGGGGAGATCGAGGCAGTCTTTCTTTAGTACGCGGAAGGAGAACCTGTCGATCTTGCCAGTCAGTTCATCGATGTTCTTGAACCCGATGATCTGTTGGAACGCTGCCTGGCCCATGGTTTTGCGCTGCACTACAGCGTATCGTCCCTGGAATGCGTAGTATGACTCGTAACCTAGCAGCCCAGGGCGGAGGAACTCGCACTGCGAATAGATATCCATCGGACTTTTTGTTATAGGTGAGCCTGTCAAGAGTCTTCTATACTTGAACCCCGCAGCGATTTTCATTAGAGCTTTAGTGCGCTTGGCTTTATGGTTCTTGATAGTTGTTGATTCGTCGATTGCGATCAGGCCGTTCTTGCCAAGCGCACGAGACATCCACTCCCCAGCATTCTTCCCCTTGATCGAGGAGAACGACTCCACGTTCATGACAAATATAGTTAGGCCGTTGAATTTATCTTTGACTGAGCGCATCTCCTCGGTTTGTTTTTTGTTAGGACCAGACACCCAACGGATGACGCGATGGGGGATGTCGTCGGACATATGCTCGGGGATTTCCTTGGCTACCCAGTTGCGGTAAACACCCTTGGGTGCGATGACCAAAGCGAAATTAATCCTACCAGTTTGATACAACATACCCATGTTATCGATCAAAACTTTTGACTTCCCAGTGCCCATCTCCATGAACAGACCGAACTCATTCCTGTCCCAGCCGTACTCCAAAGCATCTGCCTGGTGATTAAACGGCGGGAGCTTATATTTGTAGTTGACAACCATCACATACCTCCACTATTGTCTTCGTTACGGATAGCATACGGCGTTCGTACAAATCAACCCTGAAGAGGAAAAACTTTATGAGTGATATATTCGAAGACTTATACGACGAATCAGAGGCCCTAGCGTCTATTGATTCTGGTACTGGGAAACAGCTTAGTCAACTGGTTCGATCCTTGCGCAAAGTTGAGCAAGAGATCGGAGATGCAGAGGCCCACATCAAATCTTTAGTGCAGGAGAAGCACAAGCTCTCGGTCGAGAACATACCTGCATTGATGGATGAGATGGGTGTCGAGCGAGTTGATGTTGACGGGTGTACCGTTGAGCGCAAGATGATTGTCTCTGCGTCCATACCAGTTGCGCGGAAAGAGGAGGCTTTTAACTGGCTTCGCGACAACCGCCTTGACGACATTATTAAGAACGACATAACTGTGTCCTTTGGTAAGGGCGAGGATAACGTGGCGGGAGACGTTGTCGGACTGCTACAAGATCGTGGCTTTGATCCGAAGACCAAGACCCACGTTCACCCTTCCACACTTAAAGCGTTCATCAAAGAGCGTGTCGTTGAAGGCAAACCAGTTGACCTCGATATGTTCGGGGCATTCATTTCAAGCAGAGCACAAATTCGGAGGAAGTAATATGGGTAACGCAGTTGCTAAGAAAAAAAGTGCAGAGTTAAGCACAGATGTCATGGACGACATCCTAGAGTTTGCTGGTGAAGGCGCGTCCTTTGACAGTTCCGAGATGCTGATACCGTTCGTTCGTATCCTGCAAGCAATGTCCCCTCAACTCAAGAAGCGTGAATCTGATTACATTCATGGGTCAGAGCAGGGTGATATGTTTAACAACGTCACCATGGAACTGTTCACTGGAGAGAAGGGCATCGTTGTTGTGCCTTGCTTCCAGACCGTCAAGTATTTGGAGTTTATTCCGCGTGACCAAGGTGGAGGATTTCAAGGAGAGATCCCTGCAACTGACCCTGTCTTGCAAAAGACTACACGATCAGGGGCCAAGGAAATTCTTCCTAACGGCAACGAGTTGGTCAAGTCGGATCAGCACTTCTGCTTGGTGATTGGTGAGGACGGGATCACACAACCTGTTGTGATCGACATGAAGTCTAGCCAGTTGAAGGTCAGCCGTCGTTGGAAGACCCAGATTGCGATGCAAAAGATCAAGCACCCAAAGACAGGGCAGATGGTTTTGCCTCCGTTGTTTGCCACTCAGTGGAAGTTTACCACTGTTGAGGAGAGCAATGACCAAGGTACGTGGTTCAACTACCATATTGAAAAGGTTGGGTTGGTTCAGAACCGCGATCTTATGCTTGAGGCAAAAGCCTTCCGCGAGAGTATCGCTGCGGGCGAAGTAAAGGCTGCGCCAGAAGAGGGAGACTCCTCCTCCCGTGACAGTACTTCTGACAAAAACGAGGACGAAATCCCGTTTTGAGTAGCCTAGAGGACGGCGGCTGGATCTATTCGCCGTCCTCGACTTCAACGTGAGGAGCAGTAAATGTCACAGGCAAAGAAGTTGCTTGCCGTTTTTGCAGGCGCAAAGAATGCGCATGGCACCACCTCTGTTGGGAGAGTGGGTCGCAATGGAAAAGCAGATTCAAAAAGTAAGATTATCCGAGAGCCTCTGACCGAGAAGCTTGTACAAGATCACATCGATGGGAAGCAGGGTGTTGGCGCGATCCCTATCAACGAGGACAACGCGTGTCGGTTCGGGGCTATCGACATTGATGTGTACGATTTAAATCAAAAAGAATTACAAGACAGGATCCAAAAGCTAAAGCTTCCGCTGCTTCAGTGTAGGTCCAAGTCCGGCGGCGCCCACCTGTATCTATTCCTTAAAGAGTGGGAGCAAGCGTCTGTAGCTAGAGAGTATCTGACAGAGATGGCGATTATGCTGGGTCACAGCGGAGCAGAGATATTCCCCAAGCAGGACTCAATCATCGTAGAGCGAGGAGACGTGGGCAACTTCATAAACATGCCATACTTTGATGCAGAAACCCCGCAACGGTTTTGCTACGACCGGAAGACAGAGTCCATGGAACTCGATGAGTTCTTAGTTGCGGCGAATAAAGCCAGGGTAAACCTGTCCGATCTGGAAGCCATAAGATCTACAACGCAAACGCGTAAGCATTTCTCTGATGGTCCCCCATGCATCCGCAACATTTTCTCCGATGGACCACAGAGCGAACCCAGGAACAAGCTGCTGTTCTTTATGGGTGTGTACTGCAAGAAGAAGTTTCCGGATAGTTGGCAAGCTTCCCTGGAAGAATACAACCGCACGTTATTCTCTCCGCCCCTTCCATCCTCAGAGGTGCTGACTGTGATCAAGCAGCATGACAAGAAGGACTGGGGGTATACCTGTAAAGACGAGCCTTTCAAGTCCTACTGTGACCCATCTCTTTGTGTGGTTGCAAAGCATGGTATCACCGATGACTCTCCCGATGCACCACAGGTTGGTGGGTTGACGATCATGTTGTCGGAGCCGCGGTTGTACTTCATGGATGTAAACGGACTACGGATTCAGTTGAGTTCGGAGCAACTACAGAACCAGACGCTCTGGCAGAGAGCATGTATGGAGCAATGCAACTTCATGCCGCCGACCACCAAACCACAGAATTGGCAGAAGATGGTCAACGGTTTGATGAGCCAAGCAACGTACATCGATGTTCCGTATGAGGAAACGATTGCGGGTCAGTTCAAAGAGCACCTGTTCTCCTATTGCACCAGTCACATTCGTGCCATGGCTCCCGAAGAGATTGAGATGAATAAGCCGTGGACCGATGGTGGTGTGACGAAATTCAAGTTGGAAGGTCTGTTGGAGTTTCTGCACCACCGCAGGTTTGTTGGTCAGACCCGAGCTCAAATCATCCAGATGATACGCGACATGGGCGGCGACAGTGGAAAGCAACATGTTACTAAAAAGAAAGGCCAGCGGACAACCATACGGTGTTGGTATGTCCCAGCCTTCCAAGAAGATGAAACCGAATTGCCTGTTAAGGAGATTTCAAATGACATCCCATTCTAATCGACTACTTAGGATAGGAGAGGTTGCGGACCTACTGGGTGTGTCTCGATCCTACGTCTATAAGCTGGCCCAAACACATGAGGATTTTCCGAAACCAATCGTTTTAGGGGACGAGACAAACAGGAGGTCATCGAGCCGATGGGTTTTGTCCGAGGTTGAGGACTGGGTGAATACCAGACCTAGGGGAAAAGCATTATGATACCGAAAGCGCAGCTGGTTCTGGGTCCCCCAGGGACGGGCAAGACCTACTATTTAATCCAGAGGATCAAGGAGGCGTTGGATAACGGCACTCATCCATCACGGATTGGGGTGATCTCGTTTACCCGCAAAGCCATTGAAGAAATGGTGGAGAGAGCTTGTGCAGAGTTTAACTTGGAGCCGAAGAACTTTCCTTACATGAAGACCAGTCACTCGTTCGGGTTCCACGGTCTGGGGTTGCAGCCTCAAGATATCATGAACAAAGAGGACTACGACAACATCGGGCGTGAGATTGGACTGACGTTTGAGGGCAAGATGCGGATGTCCCTAGAGGACGGCTTGTCCCTACCTACGATTGGAGGATCAGGGTCCAAATATCTGCAACTGGAAAACCGAGCGCGGCTGCGCATGGTTGATCTGGACCGTGAGTTCAATGATGCGGGTGACCGAGATTTGTTTTTCCCGAAGCTTGTGCAGTTATCCAAGCAGATCGAAGAGTACAAGTCGGCGACTAACAAGTACGACTTCGTGGATATGATTGAGAAGTACATACCGTTGGGAGAGGTGCCAAACTTGGACTTCATGTTTATCGACGAGGCTCAAGACTTTACTCCGCTGCAATGGCAGATGGCTGAGAAGATAGCGGACAATGCCGATCAGGTGTTTATTGCAGGAGATGATGACCAAGCTATCCACAGGTGGACAGGTGTAGAGGTCGAACTGTTTAACAAGAGTACGGATAAGGTAAAAGTTCTGGAGAAATCCTACCGTATTCCCAAGGCCGTGCATCGTTTGGCGAACGACATATCCGAACGTATATCCGAACGGCATGAGAAAGAGTTTGAGCCCAGGGACGAGGAGGGGGTGGTGGAGTTTGTCTATCACTTGGATGATATCCCCTTGTACGAGGGATCGTGGACCATCATGGCTCGGACTAACAGCTACGTCATTGACTTGGCGGAGCACATAAAGAAACTAGGGTTTAAGTATTCAATCAAGGGACGGCCCAGTGTGTCGGCTACCTTGGTTTCAAACATATTTACT